TAAGCGAAGAAGACAACTATATTCTTGCTGACTACCCTGCTCAAATTAGCAGCACATATAGCGCGACTGATGGCGACCCTATTTATTTAGATATGCCATTGCCTACAACTACAAACAATGTTCAAGCGCAACGATTAGCTAAATTAGCTTTGCTTCAGTCCAGACAGCAAACTTCTGTTAGCTTGCCATGTAACTTGGCGGCTTTAAAGTTTAAGGCTGGCGATAACATCATGGTTACTAATGCCAAAATTGGTTGGTCTGCAAAGGTATTCCAAGTATTAGGTTACACGTTTGATTTAGGGTCTGATGGCAGCATTATAGTAAACGTAGAAGCTATCGAAACTGCATCAGCCATCTACGACTGGGCTTCATCTGACGAAGAAGATTATCTAGCTGGCGGTGAAGTTTCTTTGTATGACGGTAGGACTGTTGCCGCTCCTACTTCTTTCACTGGCACAGCATCTTCCACAGTTAACCTTGATGGCACAATAATCCCGCAGATTGTTTCTACATGGGTATCAAGCGCAGATGCGTTTGTTGTGAGGTATGACTACCAGTGGTCAACTAATAATACTGATTTCAATTCTATTGATGTGCAGGGTAATCAATTTACTATAACGCCTGCACTTGGCGCGGTTACTTATTACACTAGAGTCAGGGCAATAAACGAGCTAGGAATTAAAAGCGCATTCGTAACCGCTAACGTAACGGCTATCGGAGACAGCACAGCTCCTGCTTTGCCTACAGCGTTATCAGCAACGGCTGGCTATAAGTCCATTAGCCTTGAGTGGACTAACCCAGCAGACAAAGACTTTTCAAATACAGAAGTTTATAGGGCTACATCTTCTGGCGGCACTTATGCTGAAGTGGCTACTGTAGGCGGTGGATTTGGTGTTAAAGCTGAATTCTTAAATGGCGGTCTTGCCGATGCGACTGCTTTTTACTACAAGTTTAAGTCAGTAGATTACAGCGGTAACAAGTCAGCATTTACTGGTGTAGTTTCAGCTACTACTAATGCCGCAGCAATTAACGGCACTGATGGCACTGATGGCACAGATGGTACAAACGGCATTGATGGCACAGATGGTACAAACGGCATTGATGGCACAGATGGTACAAACGGCACAGATGGTACTGATGGCACAGACGGAAGTACTGGCGCGGCTGGCCCACGAAATGCAGATGGTTATCTTTATTATTCTGTGTCACAAGCAAACGCACCTGCTTCGCCAAGCGCAACGTCTTACAACTTTGTAACAGGATCATTTGGAGGTTTAACGGCTAATTGGTCTACTACTCCACCAACAAACACAGGTGGTGATGCAAAATACTGGGCTACTTATTGGCATGTTACTGAAGCAACATTTGGTGGGACTCAGACAAGAACATTTAACACCCCGTTTAATAGCGTTCAATTTGACGGGCTGGTAACTTTTACTAACTTAAATAGTGAGTTAGCTAACGCTTCTAGCACTGAAATTACTACAATCAATGGCGGGCTGTTAAAGACAGGCACAGTAGATGCTAGTGTTGTAACTGTAGCTAACTTAAATGCTACTAATATAACTGCTGGAACTATTAACAGCGACAGGCTAAACGTAGATACTTTAAATGTTAAATATCTCGCGGATGTAGATACTAAGATTTATGACCACAATAACACTGCAAGAAGCTTAACCTTAGAAGCATTGAATTATATTCAGAAAGGAACTGGCGGCACTGCTAACCAAGGTATCGTTCCTATTACGTTAACAGGGGTAAGGGATGGCGCTAGATATTTATTCTTCTTTAGTGGTGTTTTAGGTGACATTACAGGCTGGAAAGTACAGATAAGTACAAACGGATCAACTTGGACAACTGCTGCTGGTGGAAACCCTAGTATTACTTGGAACGCTAACACATATAGAGGATATACCTACGCTTACACTGGAACAGCAAGCATCCCAAGTGGGTCTTCAACACTGTATGCAAGAGTCTATACAGGAACACTAGCAAACTATACTTATGCCGCATTAAACGGCTTAGTCTTTAACACAGGATAAGTTATGCAATATACGGTATATGAAACGGCAACTGGCAAAATAATAGGCTGCGGATTTAGTTCAACAGTTACAGATTTAAGCCTTATCTTAAAAGATGAAGATCAAAGCCTTATTGAAGGAACTTACCCTAGCGACTCATTTACAATTGTAGATGGGGTAGCCGTTGATGGTGGTGATGCTCCAGCAGTTATTGATTATGTAAGAAGCAGTCGAAGCGAATTACTTACGCAATCAGATTGGACGCAGTTCCCAGACAGCCCGTTAACCACTACAAAGAAATCAGAGTAGACAACCTACAGGCAGGCACTAAGAGACATACCAGAAACCTATTCTGATGCCACATCTTTAGATGATATAATATGGCCCACAAAGCCAGAGGTTTAATATGATTTACCAATTAGTACAAAGCGACCAAGCCCCGCAGATAAAAGCTACGCTAAAAAGGCAAGATGACGGCACATTAATAGACTTTTCTGGCGGTACTTGCGCCTTGCGTTTCAGAGCTAAAGGAACCACAACCACCCTTTTTACACTAGCTGCTGTTGATGTTGGTCAGAATTTTGCTGAAGGCATTGCTATATTTTCATTTTCAGGCACTCAGCTAGATTTAGATGAGGGCTATTACGAAGGTGAGATTGAGGTAACGTATTCAGACGGCAAGAAGGAAACTATCTTTGATATTTTAGACTTCTACCTACGAGCTGATTTTAATGATTAAATCTGTAATTGCTTTTAAGAAAGCAGTAGCCGATGTTGGTTTTAAGAAAGCCATTGCCGCTATTGACTTCAAAAAAGCCGTTACAGAAGTATCGTTTAAGAAAGCTATTGCAGCAATTGACTTCAAAAAAGCCATAGCTGAGATTAAGTTTGGCTTCTTTCTTATCTTTAGGTTTTTCTTTGAGTCGCTTGGCGTTTCAGATACCCAGTCAAAATCTGTAGGCAAGAGTTTAACTGAAGACTCATTAGCTACTGATGAAGCTTTTACCGAGGTTGGCAAGAGTTTATCTGATAGCTCAGTAGTTATTGATTCTACCGCTTTGGGATTTGGCACAGTACAAAATGACTCTGGCGCAACATCTGACCAGATTAATACCTTAGCTATTGGAAAGCTAATACAAGATGCCCCTAGCGTTGGTGAAAGCATATTCATCGAGAATGCTTTTAACAGATCGCATTCTGATGTGTTTTATGCGGCTGAGTCTATTAGCGTTGGTACAAACAAGCCTTTTGCTGACGGCTTTGGAGCAAGTGACAAAGAGTCCTTACAGTTTTCCAAGGTTTTAAGTGATGCGTATGGCGCAACAGATGCTACGTTACTAAGCCCAAACAAATTTGCATTTGATAGTTCAGGTGCAACAGACAATCAAAATATGGACTTTCACAAGTTCATTAACGAAGAAACTGGCGTTACTGATGACCTAGACGGTGAAGCCACAACAGAAGACGATCAGGAAATGACCTTTGTTAAAGTAAGGTCTGATCTTGCGGTAATTACCGATGCTATTGCAGTTTCCAGTGGACAAGGTATTAATGATACAATTGGGGCAATTGATTCAGGCTCTATTCTTAGCCAAAGTTATGTAGAACTTGGCTACTTTCTTGAAGATTATGTTGGCGTTAGCCGCAACTTTTAACAGGTGATTTATGATTAACGAAGATTTGAAGCTACGCGGTGATGTTGCGATAGTATTAAAAGACAAGAACGGCAACGTAAAAGAGAGCCGAGATATAACTAACTTAGTAGTTAGTGCTGGCCTAGAGTTTATTTGCTCGCGCATGGCAGGAACTTCTGCTGGTGTAATGTCCCACATGGCACTAGGTTCAGGCACTACCGCTGCCGCTGCTGGAGATACTGATTTAGAGTCTATTCTAGGCGCTAGAGAGGCTTTAGACAGCTCTACCGCTACAGCCAATGCCATTGTCTACGTTTCATCGTTTGAAGCAGGAGAAGGCACAGGAGCTGTTACAGAGGCTGGTATATTTAACGCGGCATCTAGCGGAACTATGCTTTGCCATGTTATTTTCCCAGTAGTAAATAAATCTGCTGACGATACTATGTCAGTAACTTGGACTATTACTCTTACTGCATCTTAATTAGAAGGGGCTTCCTATGGCTACTATTGTAACTCGGAGCGGCAAAGGCTCGCCCCTAACTAA